GCGCTCTGCCGGTCGAAAGCTTCCGCGAGAGTCGTGATGCTCTTCAGCACGTCGTCCGAGGTGGTGCTTGCGTTCTTGGTGACACCGTCGTCGCTCGGCACGGCAGCGTCAGCGGGGGTACCGACCTCGGCGGCCGGCGCGGGCTCCAGGTCGGCGCTGTCGTCGTTGCTGCCGGAGTCGGCATCGGCGATCGGAGTGATGTCGGCCGGGTTGCAGATCCCGACGAGATTGCCGTTCTTGTCGTAGACGGCGACGGCGCTCTTGTCGGCCTTGGTCACCTCGTCCGTCGTGGCTGCGGTCATACTCTCCTTCTTGGCGACCTCGTCGCCGGTCACTGGTGCTTGCGGCAGGGACGCCAAGACCTTCTGGAGCTGCTCGACCGCCCCGCGGATGGCCGCCTCGTTCGCCGTGGACAGGACACGCCCGGCCTTACGGATCTGCCCGTACGCCTCGATCGTGTCCAGAGCGCCGGTGTCGAAGGCGGCCATCGCCTTCCCGACCGCCATCATCTCCGCGCCGCAATCGGCCTCGGCCTGCTCGGCGACCGCGAACGGGGCGAGAATCCCGATGATGTAGTCGATCGCGCAGCACGCGTCCGACAGGTCCATCGCGTTCTCAGCGTCCTCAGGGTCGGGGCCTGCGGCCTCCATCAGCTCCCGCTGCGCGAGCAGGTCGACCGCGCCCTTCGCCCTGGACAGGATGGAAGTCCACTTGCGGGCGGTGGCGGCGTCGATCGCCTCCCACGCCGGGGAACCAGGGTCCATCGGGTCACCGGGCGCGTCATCGTCGGGGGCGGCCAGCGCGACCGTGGGGTCCATGCCGTCCACGCCGTCGTCGAGCTCCATGCTGGAGCCGGGCTTGCTGGCCTTCGCCATCGTCTCGGCCTTTCTCAGGCTCCCGTCGGAGCCCCAGTTGTCGGGGATCATGCTGGACGCGCCGAGCGCGCGGGCGCGGGCGATGATGTGGCGGCGGATGGCGTCATGGTTCGCGCCGCCCCGGCCGACCGCGTGGATCGCGTTCTCCAGATCGGAGCGGTTGGCGATCGGGTAGCTGCCATCTGGCATCGCCACGCCCGAGCTGGCCATGTGCTTACGGTCGGCGGTGTCGTAGTCGGCCTTGGCCATCTCCGCGCGCTGCGCGGCCTCGTGGATGAGGCGGGCGATCGCGCCGGGACTGCCGGACATCGTCACCGTGTCTCCCTCCCGTGGGCTCGACTTGCCGACCAGGCCACGCACCACGTCGGGATCGAGCAGCCCAGCGCCGCCCTGCCGCTTCATCAGCAGGAACGGGGTCCCGTTCGCGGCCTTGTCGACCAGGTCCACCCGGTCGATCTCAGCGTCGGTCAGCTCGGTGAAGTCCTCGTCGTACGGTGTCGTCATGCCGCCCTCCGGGTGATACGCCGCGCCTTGCCCTGCGGCGAGAAGCCGGTGATCCGCCCGGCCTTGGCCATCCGCCACGTCCAGTCATCGAGCTTCGCGCCGATCAGCCAGTCGCCCGCCTTCACGACCACATCGCCGACGTCCCAGTCCGGGCCGCGATAGATGTAGGACTCGACGATCGTCGCCGCGCCCTCGGTGCCGTCCAAGTGCAGCAGCCCGGACTGCGGGCCGTTACGCAGGAACTCCCACGCCGCCTTCTCGAGCTCCTCAGGGCTGAAGTAGTCGCGGGCACCGTCCGCGCCCTTGGCGATGCGCGGGTCGGGCCCGGCCTGGTAGGCGATGCCGAGCACGTACTGCTGTTCCGCCACGAGCTCCTCCTACGCTCTGGCCGGCACAATCGCGCACCGGCAGTTCGGGTGAGCGGGCGCCGAGGTCGCACCAGACGGGTACGGCCGGCCGATCGGCACCGGCCCGGCCGCCGCGTTCCCAGTGCAGAGGGGACAGACCTTGGCGGCGGATCCGGTCTCCCAGCTGCCCATCTCGACCTGCCGCAGCCCGTAGGCGGCGATCGCCGCGACACCAGCAGCGGCCAGGATCGCGTTGAGTGCCGCCTGCGCTGCCTTGCCGGGGTCGGTGAGGGCGCCGAGGAGAGCAGCGCCCAGTGCAGCGATCCCGCCCTTGTCGCCCATCCCGTCGACCAGCGCCCGCGCCGCGTTCTTGATCGCGCCGCCTGCGACGCTGCCCGCCCTGCCGCGTGCCGTGGCCAGGTAGGCGGCCAAGCCGCCCGCGAGGCCGAGTTGCTCCAACCGGTCGCGAGCCGTGTCGGTCTGGCCGGGCCGCCAGCCGCCGAGATCAGGGCTGGTGTGGCTGACCGTGGCGTCGGCCGAGGCGGCGCCGATCAGGTACCCGTCGACCGCCATGCCCTCCAGCACGTCCGGCAGGGCCGCGGTGAGCCGGTCCTGCAAGCGGGCAGCGAGCCACGCTTCGGCCGCCGCGAGGAGCGCGCTCCGGTCCTGGGTGCTGCCGTCGTCCTGCTCGCGGATGTAGTCGGCGACGAGCTGCTGCGCGGCCGTGACGGTCAGGACCGCGCCGAGCGCACCGGCGAGCTTAGGCGCCCAGTGGTTGGCGGCAGCATGCTCGAGGCTCCAGCCCGGCCAGTCGGCCGCATCACCACCTTTTGGGCCGCCACCACCCGCCTTGGCGACCGCGAGCCGTCCAGCCTCATTCAGCTCTCGTGCGGTGTCGGCGTCGATCGTCCGGAACTCGAAGTCCCGCCAGACCCCGGCGCGCCGCCTACCCTTCCGGAAGGCCTTGAACGCGGCCAGCTCAGCCTTCACCAGCTCGGCGTCCGGCTCCTCGTCCTCATCCTCATCCTCATCATCGAGCAGGGGCGAGCCGTAGACGCCGGTGTCGGAGGTGATCCCCACAGTCGGCCCGCCAGCGGCCGGAGCGCCCTCGTTCTTGGCGGTGTCGACGAACTGGGCCTGCGGCTGCGGCGGAGGCGCGGGCGGCATCGCCGACGGACCGAACTCCTGCTCAGCGAGCGGCACCGTCTTGATCGGCGGCGACGGTGCGACGCCCTCGGCTCCGCTGAACACCGCGTGTGGCAGGATCGCGCCCGGAGCGGGGGCAGCCGTAGCCGGGTCGATCTCCCCGGCTACAGCGAACAGCGACGCCAGAGGAATGGGGCCGGCCCGCTCGGTGAACACATACCGGGGCACGACCTGGCCGTTGGGCTCCGACAGGCCGTAGCGCCTCTCCCTGATCTCTGACGCGCCGATGGCGCCCATGTCGACGTAGATCTTGTCGGCCTGCGCCTGCTGAACCCGGTCGGCCTGTTCCTCGCCCAGGTCGAACGCAAAGCGGACCGGCAGCCCCATGTCGGCCTGGAGGAACGCTGACAGGATGCGCTGGACCTTCTTCACGAGCGGCAGGTCACCGACCCTGTGCTGCACATCGGCCTGGCTCTCGCCGCTGGACCGGTTGACGTTCTCGGTGAATCCGAGGTCGGCTGGGACGGTGTGGTAGGCGGCGGCGGTCTTGCGCATCAGGAACAGCGAGAAGGTGTCGGTGAACTCCTTCTCGCTGGACCAGATGATGCCGTGACCGCCTGGCATCCACCGGATCTGGTGTTTGGCGGCCTGGTCGCCGAGCATCGCGGCGTCCCAGTACTCCTGCCACTGCTCGATCTCGTCCGGCGTCCAGGTCTCCGGGGCGCTGGCGAACGCGGCGGGAAGATTCCCTTCGGTGAAGCGCTGCAAGAAATGCCACTGAAAGCGAATGTCGGTATTCGCATTCAGCAAGATCGTCTCGATCGGCGCCGTTCCGTAAGGCGAACTGGGCTTCTTCCGGAACGGCGTATAAATCAAGTCATCCGTAGTAAGCCAGTTGTACGGAAGGCCACGCACGTACTGGACGTACGACACGGCCGGGGGTTCGGGGGTGTCGCCCCAGTCGTCCAGCATCGGCGCGATCGTGGTGCCGTCTACCACCTTCAGCCCGATGGCCCGGCCGCCGCGGTTACGGAGCCTTGCCAGGCATCCGGCGTCGTAGGCGAGCACGTCGTACAGCCACTCGCCGAGCCACGTCTCGAAAGGCGTCTTCCGGTCGGGCTTCTCCAGCGCCTTCATGCCGACCTTGATGGCGTCGGTGACGTCTCCTTCATGTCCCTCGGCGGCGACGAGCGACCAGTCCAGGGACCGGATCGAGTCGATGCGGTGCCAGATGCACATCTGGGCGACGTCGTAGGCTTCGACGATCCCGCGCAGCGTGTGGAACGACACGCGCTCGTGGGACCTGGGCCGCGCGGCGATGTTGTAGCCGGGGATGAAGTCCTTCGACCTCGGAACCCGCGAGTATCCGTCGTAGGGCTGGATCGGCTCGCCCGGAGAGAACGGCGTGGCCGGGGTCATCCCTGCGGCTTCCGCTCCGGCCTGGAACTGCGGCGGCTCGCCGGGGCCGAACATCTTGGTCAGGTGTGTGAGAGCGGATCGTACGCCCATCGGGTGACCGCCCCCTTCTCACATGCTGTCTCGGTGCGCCTGAAAGGCGGCGTTGCGGGCGGCCTGGCGGCGCGCGACCTCATCGAGCTGCTCGATCTCGGCTTCCGCTTCGGCCGCCTTGTCCGCCTCGGCGGCGGCCTGCTGCTGGGCCGCTTCGGCCTTGCGGCGCATGTGCTCAATGAACCGTTGCGCCTGCCCGGAGGTCAATTCCGTCACCGCCCACACAAGAGCGTCGAGCCGGTCAGGGCTCGTCCCGTCCAGCGGCGTCCAGGTCGTCAGCTGGTCGTCGAGCGTCGGCATCGGGCCGACGTGGTGGACGAGATGCTGCTCATACAGTGCGGCGACCGGTTCGGCCCGCTGCACCTTGCCGCGCGAGGCGGTGATGACCTTGACAGGGACCTGCTTGTCGACCTGCCTGATGGTGCTTTCCACCATGTCGCCGCCGTAGTTCTTCTCGGCAACGATCCGGTCCGCGTCGAACTCCCGGTAGGCGGCAACCGCGCGAGATGCCCACCCATGCGGCGACAGGCTGCACGACCGGTCGGCCAGCACGTAGATCTGCCCGTCGACCCCGAGGCCCGCCACGATGATGCCCTGCTCGTCGTGGGACGGGCCTGCGCCGCCGGACGGGTCGAGCGCGACCACGACCCGGCGCATCTCCGGGGCCTGCGTGACCCGGCACTCGTCGAGGAGTTGCAGGGTCCACAGCGCGCCCTCGACGTCGTCCAGCAGCTCGCCGAGGAGCTCCTGACGCCCGATCCTGGTGCCCTCGTAGGTGGCGAGGACCTGCTCGCGGAAGGACGGCGCGAGGTTGGCGAGGTTGTCGTACGTCGAGCCCCGCGTCGCCGCGGTAGACGCCCGTTCGAGGACGGTACGGATCAGCGCGTTGGGTTTCGGCGTCGTGGTGAATACGCACTGTGGCGCTTCGCCGAGCCGGAGACCGAACTGGAGGTTGTTCCAGGCCGTATCGAGCGTGTCGCCCTTACGGGCATCCGACCAGCTCGCAGGCTCGTCGCACCACCCGAAATGGTGCTGCGGTCCTCGAAGCTGGGACGGCACCTCAGCGCTGTAGGCGTAGGCCGTCGTCCCGTTCGGCCAGGTGAGCCGCCGCTTGGTGGACTGGTAGACGGGTCGGTGCCGGTCGGAGACCGCCAGCAGCCCGGACTCGCCCTCGATCATGACGTCGCGGACGTCGGCGGGGGTACGGCCGACCAGGGCGATCCGGCAGCCGGGATGCGCGAGGGCCTTCTCGGTCACCCATTCGGCCGCACTGCGGGTTTTGCCTGCGCCTCGCCCGGCGATGTAGGCCCACACGAGCCATTGGCCGGGGGGCGGGAGTTGTTCGGGCCGGGCGATGTCACGCCAGCGGGGCTTGGCGTTCTCGAAGAGGCGGGCGGCGTGCTCCCACGGGTTGAGAGCCTGCACGGTCACGTGATCTGGAGCAGCCCGACCTCGCGCACGGGGATGTCGGGGTTGTCGATGACCTTCGCCCACACCGTGTACGTGCCGGACGCCAGCACCAGGCCGCCGTTCGGGCCGATCTGGCAGTCCGCCACGTAGATCGTCTCCCCGGCGCCGGTGATGGTCTCCCAGGTGCAGTTCTGCCAGCTCGCGGAGGACGGCTTCACCCCGGATGGCATGAACGCCATCTGCACCACGTCGCCGGTCACGTTGACGGGGACGCCGTTGATCCGGCCGTCGACCGCGACCTGGTAGGGCTCGGTGCTCAGCGCGTCGATGACCTTCTTCGTGGAGCCCATCGGCTGCACCCCCTCCCAGGCGGTGAAGGTCCAGCGCAGGCTTGGCGGCCCGTAGGTGACGACGAGGACGCGCACCAAGCCGGGGA